CAGGTGTTAGCAGTGCCGACTGCGGCTTTAGCATCAATCTGGGTTTGGGCGTTGGAACTAAGAGAGTAAATGTACTGAAATTCTGTGCTAGTTACAGAGCCATTAGCAATCTTGGTAGCATCTATAGCCGCGCTTGCATTAACCATTGCGTCAACAATCTGAACCTCTGCAAGAGTGCCAGTTGATGTGCCGCCAATAACTCTATTAGCAGTTCCCAAGTCCTGCATCTTTCCATAGGTAACAGCATCGTCAGCAATACCCGCTGTGGGAACTTGTTTCCACGCTACACCGTTAGTAGCAGAGGAATCAGCAAGCAGGGAGTAATCATTAGTACCAACAGGCAACCTAGTTTCAGAGTCTACTGTATTGTAAACAAGAAGATCACCCTTAGTGGTCAGTCTATCAGGAGCAAGAACGTCCACCTTCTGCCATTCGTTAGATGAACTGGAATATTTAAGGTATTGATCGTTAGTTGCGGCTGTTGAACTAACCGCTTCCCCTTGGATTTTAACTACGCTTACCACCCCGGCGTTTGTCATGGTGGCATCGCCAGATAAAGCGGCGGCAGTAAATCCAGTACCGTCACCAATTAAGATTTCAGTATTTGCTACCGCCTTGTCAGATGGATCGCCTGTAGAGTTAGCATCTCTTACCTTAACCGTGTTAGCCGCCATGTGCGCTAACTTTGCATTGGTTATTCCCTCATCTGTAACATTGACTGTAACAGTAGTTCCAGTTGCGGAAGTGTCTAATGCCGCCCCACCAGCAACCGTAAGAGTATCAGAATCAAGATCAATATCTATCGTTCCTGAATCTGTCGTTACATCTAAATCTTGCGCCGTAACTTGGGCATCTACATAAGTTTTAATCGCCCCTTGCGTGGCTAATAGTGTGGCGCTGGAGCCTAACGCTCCATTATCTATCCCAGTTACAGTAGCGCCTGTTGCTAATGCTAGGCTAGTGCTACCCGTTAAGGTTGTTCCTGTAATAGCCGCTGGAGTGCCGCCACCTATAACTGTACCGTCAATAGCCCCGCCATCAATATCTACAGTATTGGATGTTACCGGAGATATAGAAAGAGTAATCCAAGCATCGTTTGCCTCGTTTCTTAATTTTAAAAGATTATTACTCGTATCAAACCATAACAACCCCGCAGATATAGCGGTTGATGGCGCTGATGCGCTGGTGTGGATTGCATTTACCGCCGCATCTATAGACGGGAAAGAATCCGTTAAAACCTTTTTGATTAAACGAAGATGATCGTCGCCTTGCGATACGTTGTCTGTAGCGCCGGGATTTGTATCTACCAGACCACTTATATAATTCGCACTTTCTAAGCCCATTAGTAATACCCGCCTGTGTTCATAACCCTAAGAGCAGAGCCAGAATGTCTATCTTTGTTATCCTGTTCCTGCAAATTGTTAATAGATTGAGTTAATGCTGTAGCCCATAGTTGCACCCTAGCATCATTCATTAGAAATGGCTCCGCCTCTAGCAGAGTTCCATAAAGGTAAATATCTGGTGCATTAGTTATCACCCAATTCGTTGGGGATAGACCAGTAATAGCATCAAATGTTTTATAATATAGCATACTTACTTCGTATACTGCTGAAGGGGTTGGCCCCAGTGAAATATTATTACCGATGATAGTGTACACATCCGGTTTTCCAGAATCACTACCAGCGTGAATCCTGTTCATTATTTCAGGGCTTACATACTGTAACTGCACAATAGGACTGGTATTTAAATGAATATCCCTCATCTGGACATATCCAGTTGGCAACGCTATTGTCTTGGTTCCGGCAACAGTAGATACAGAAGTATCCAAAGTTTCCATAGCCCTAATACGCAAGACCCGATTAAATCTGGTCTCGCACAGAGCAATAAACTCCGGTATCCGGTCAGTCAGGTCATCCCTGTCCAACCAGTTAGCGACAGCCGTGGTTAACTCGGTGTAATTACTTATAGCCATTAGGGTACATTACGTTTAGCAAAGAATACGTTTTGGTTTAAAATGCTGTAGTTTCTCTGTATACGCCCTAAGACGCCTTTTCCGTATAGCCACATAGTTATACCCTCGTAGGAGTAGTTCGGAAGTATTTGTTGTCTGGATCATTCAAATACTTTTTCATTAGTTTAGGGTCTTTTTCAATAGCCCCATTAGTTTCTTTCATCCACTGCGTCCACACATTTAAAGGGATCGACGCAACTCTAACACCTTCACCCGCTTTGCCCGGAGTAAGTTTATCTCCGTAGTGGTTGAAGGCTTTTTTATTTTCTTCTAGGATTGGGCTTGCATCCTGATATGTATTAATAGTAAACTCTTTTTCATCAGCACTTGAATGAAACGTAGTGATGAGTGAGTTTTGTTCTACCTTATTCATAGATGATACCTTGGGTCTTCTCCCTTTACAATTTTTTCCATCCGGTCTTTTAAAGATGGTTGTTTTTTGCTAACAGTTTTGACAGGACTTGCCCCGCCCTTTTCTAAATCTTTTACCGCTTTCTTAAATGATTGTTTAGAAGCCATGTTTATCCTTATAAAAGGTAAAGCCCCCCGAAGGGGGCTAGACCAATACTACTTCGCGCTCTTGATCATACCATTGCCAAGACCGTTCTTCGCTTTAAGTCCGTACTCAGCAATCAAAAGTTGCTTAACGCTATCGCCAGATTTGGCAAGAGTTTCGGTCTTAAAGGGACGAAGATAACTAATCTCCCAAAGATCATAATCAATGAAGTCACAGTTAGTAGCGGGCATGAAACGATCCGGCACAACTTTGAAAGTACCAAAGTCAGTAACCAGAACATCAACAGCGTTCACAGCCGTAGCCGCTTTGTCGCCTACATTCTTCTGAAGGTCAGCAACAACTGAACCGCCAATACCACTTCCACTGATGGTCTGCTTAACGGTACTCGGGCAGAGGATAACATCAGGCGTTCCGCCCAAATCCCATACGCGAGAAACAACTTCGTTAATCATAGCAAGAGTGGTAGTCGTGGTTGCGCCACCCGTAGCGGAACTTGTCGTTCCATCTGGATAGCCTGACGCACCGTTATTGACTAGGCCATTACCTGTGGAGGCCGCAATGATAGGCGTAGTTGCCGCATCATTCGTGCCAACCCAAGTTGCGAAAGAAGCAGATTCTCGGGCCGTACCCGAAGAACCGGCCACTTTAGCAGTGCCGTCCAGAAGCATAGTTTCCATATCACGCTTCATTTCTTTTGCCCGTTTAGCCAACTGATAGGCTTGGCTTGACTTTCTTCCCGCAAAGTCAACTGCTTCCGCCGTACCCGAAGTCTGAACCTGAGTTGCAGAAATCTGGGTGTAGTTGCTCAAACGCCGTGGCTCAGTAGCCGCAGTCGAAGCGTAATCATTACCTTCGATCTGGCGGTTAGCCGCAGGTGTTTTCAACTCATCAGTCTGCCATTCAAAGGTCGTATTGTCGCAAGTGCCGCGACCAACACCACTAATGAACGGAGTGTCCATTGGGCTGATATTATATATAATGTTTGATAGGTCTTCCCTGATGCCAACAGCACCATAGGTTTCCCTAGTATTTGTGGGGACTGCCATAGCATTTCCCTCCCTTAGTTAAATGTCAACAAAATCCTCTAGCAGAGAAACCGCGTCATTAACGTGGCCTGTCTGCCCAAGGCGCTTCATCTTTGCAGTACGTTGCGCTTTTGTTTTTTCATTCTTACTTTTTGATCCAGTACCCGAACTAGCCATCTTAGGCTTTTTCTTAAGTTTCTTGGATTTAGTTGCACTCTGAGCATTCTGCATTTCTTGAAACGCTTTGGCTTGCATAAGAACGAGTAATGATCTATGGTCAGTAAGTTGGTTTAACTCCTGTTGAGTGAATCCCTGAGAAATTGCAAACTCAGTTAGTTGTTTTCCCGCTTTCTGTCGGAACTCTTTATTCTTCCATTCGGGCAGGATAGACTCTAACTTCTGTCGTTCTTCATGTGCAATACGCTGTTGAGTTTGACGCACTTCAGCCATAGCCTCTTCATTGGCATACTGAAGGCGTTGCTCTTCCTGTTGCATTGCAGATTGAAGATCGGCAACCTCAGACTTTTTAGTAAGATATTCTTCTCTATCTTCTATCTTAAGTCGTTCCCAATCTGTATTATTGACCAGTTCATTTAATTTACCATACTGCTGTTGTACTACAGCAGAGGCGGCATCAATGTACTGCTGACGAAATTGCTGAGTCTGGTGTATCTCTTGCTGTGCCTGTTGCATCGCGGCTTCAGCCTGTTTACGGTATTCTGCAATTTCTTGAGTTTTCTTTGTATAGTCAGACTGACGGCTATAACCGCTTTTAAGTTCGTCAAGGCTTACCTCAATGTCTTGACCATCCACTCTAACAGAGTAAGTAGTCTCTTCATCGGGTTCCTCTTCGTCCTCTTCTTCGTCTGACTCTTCTTCGGATTCCTCTTCAGATTCGTCATCAGACTCCTCTTCTAATTCCTCCTCAGAATCCTCTTCAGATGATTCGTCTTGATATTCATCAGTAGACTCTTCAACTTCTTCAGGTTGCGCTTCCTCGGTTTTTGGTTTATCTTCTGGAATATCTCCATAAGAGTCCATTATACCAAGTAATGCTGATTGCGCTTCACCAATGCTTCCGCTAGGCGCAGGGATCGGCTGTGTAGCCGGATGCGGGGCTTCTTGCGTGTCCGCCATTTAAATTCTCCTTATATGTGGTATTCCTTAATCTTCTTCGCCATCTCTCCAGTTTCAACAATACTGGTTAGATGAAGGCGTAGTCGCTCAAGGAGTCGTAATGAAAGCCAACATTGCTCTCGGCTTTCGACATCGTTCACACTTGAGTTTGCCCAAGTGTTAAATAAATTTTCTGATAGTGTATCAAATGCTTCGTTGTACATCGGGTCATTGAGGAGGCGGTGTGCTTGTTCCTCTCGTAATTGGTCAGTCATATTTATCCTATCTTGATCGTGGTGGTACGTTATACCTTTCTTCTTTTATGGTTAGTTGTTCCTTTGTCAAGATTCATCATTATAAGATTAAGTTCTCTTACAGGGCTTGGTTTACTAGGTGGGTTCCAAAATTTACCTTTTGGTTTTCCGGGGTAGCGCGGTCTCGGAGCAATTTTACCACCTAACCCTGCTTGAGGAACCTGCCAATCTCTTAGTTTACCTGCCATAATATTATCCTATTGCTACGGCTCTATTCTGTTCGCGTTCAAGGGCCAATTCTTCTGCTTTAAGTTGCGCGTCAACTGCATCCTTTTGTGCCTCTTGCTGAATCTTGGCGGCTTTAAGTTGTATGTCTGCTGTCTTTATTTCCAACTCTTTCTGCTTAACTTGCATTTCCATTTGTGCAAGTTGTTGTTCTGGAGATGGCTGTTGAGACTGTGGAGGAGGCGGAGGAGTCAAGTAGTCATCAACATTTTGATAACCCATAGCCTTCACCAATGCTGCTCCAAGATTGTACATATTCTGAGGAGTTACGATAGGCAACCCGCCCTGCATAGCCTGTGCCGCAAACTGTAACATTTGTGACAAGTGAGCCATCTGCTGATCCTTTGAGCCATTTCCAAGAGCAACAGATACAGTACAATCCATCTTGTCATTCCACATATCAGGACGTACAGGAACCCACTGATTCCTTAGCATGACAACTCTTTCCTTGTCCTGATTTTTCAGGAGTAGTTCATAGATGCAGTACATTAACTCTTTAACGCCTGTCTCTGCAAACTGTCGAGCAATCAATTCTACCCTGCTCTGAGCATTGCTCATTACCGCATTAACCGCTGTGGCCGTTGTATGGCTTGTCAGGGCATCTGCATTAAGCCCTTGAGTATTTTTGTTTACTCCGGTTCTTGACTCCCTTACGTCATCAAGATAGCCTAGCATCTGGAAGGACTCAGGCTGTAGCGGAGGTGTAGCCAAAGGCATAACTGCATTGGGAGATTTAACTCGTACCACACCGCCCGGGCGCTGGGTTAGCAAATCATCCAGATTCGCTTGACCTTCAAGCACAGCATATCTACCAAAGTTTTGGTTGTAGGCATTATCCATAAGATTACGCATAAGCGTACTCTTGATTAACTGCAAGTCCATTACAAGGTCTGCAACAGACATACCAAAGAACTTATGAGGAATCTTTAATGGTGTAATTGAGACAAGAGGAACCTTATCAATTTCGTCATTAGAGAAAATATAATTTCCTACACTACATACTTTTCTAAGTTCGGCTATCCCATCCTCATCATAATCTGTTCTGATAAAAGATTCATGTAGCCAGTATTCTCTAAGGGCTTCTTCTTCATTACCTCCCCAACCATCAGCAATATCTGAAGAGTTATCAAACTCATATCTTGCTAATCTTTCTGCATTATATGACTCTTCTGAATACCCGCCACCCAAGTCTTCCGGGCCAAAATCTTCATCAGGATACATAACCCTTAATTCAGATAAAGTTTTTCTAACTCTGTGACAGACAAATCTAGCGTTTTGAATTCCTTTGGCTTCCCGTGAAATTAGAAATTCATCAGGAGGAACATTCTCAATTTTAATTTTTCCATTATAGTCTTTCCTGTGAATAACTATATTATGGTAAGTTACTTCTTCGTAGTATTCCTCATGCTCAATAACTTCTATATCTTTATTGGCGGACAGAACTTCAAACTCCATATCCGTAAGACCACGATACTCTTCACGCTGTGTCTCTGGATATTCATCCCACCATACTTTTACAATACCGTTTTTCTGGAGCAGAGCATCATGGAACCACGAATATAAAATTTCCCAACCGGGATTATCTTTTGTGAAAACGTAATTAACGTAATCAGTGGCTTGCTCTGCGGCGGCAACATCTTCCGGGCCATGAGGGGTGAACTTCACCATCTCATCACCAGACGCAAACACCCTCATTAAAGAGGGTTTAATCCATTCGATTGTATCTTGTACCGTAGAATCAACGTATTGACTACGACCATCCACTTCATTACCAAAAGGGAGGGCATAGTAATACTTGATAGCCTCTTCCCTTTGATCCGAGATTTCACCGCCATAACCCAAAGAATCGGTTATTTCAGAGTGGATTCTTGATAGTAATTCTTGTTCTGTATCAGACAATTCCGTAGTTCCTGTAAGTTATTTCATTAGTCCATTCTGGATCAGAGCCAGATATAGCGTGTCTTTGCGATTGAAATGCGTATCGGGTGGCACTCATAAGGTCATCCCTTATGGCTACCACCTTTCCCTGTTTTCTATGGTACATCCTAAACTCTTCAAACCAGTCGCCCAAGGTGTTGAATACCTTAAACCTACCATCTTCCATATATTGAATCATAGCCATTAAGCCTTCTTCAATAGAATTAGAACCTTTAGTCTGCCCTAATGCCGGAGGATTGGTAAAATGCTCAAGCAAAAAGTTACAACCAAGTGATCTATACTGGTCGGCTAGACCCGGATTCCCCATGCTATCCCTGCGGTTTCCGTCATGTGGGTAGGCAATCGGGATGAAGTGCGGCCTTTGTTTTATCATTTCAGCGTGAACAGCCGGACTAGCCTTTGACGCTCTATAACAATCATATACATAAAAGGTATCGGTTTCATTATCTACAGCGCACCATACTACTGCTGTAGGGTGATCCCAACCGAAGTCAATAGCCGCAATTCTGGGCCAATGCTCTTCAATTGATATAGGATCAATCATCAAATCTTCTTCGCTGACAGGGAATATCAGACCGGAACCGATAGAAGGTCTGCCGTACCTTCTCATTTCCCTCTCATGAGGGGAGTATGCGCTGAGAATCTGTTGCATCACCGGCTCTGAAAGGTGTCCCTTTTCCCCTTTCATGGAGGTTATGCTTTCACTGGCATCATCCCATGTGGCGTTTGACAGGGATTGTCCCGGTTGGATACGGTTCATAAAACTGGCAACAGTTTCAGTCATGCCCTGTTCCGGGGTAAAGGTCATATAGACCATTCCTTTCCTGTCTAGGGTTCGTGTGACAGCCTGTGAGTAGAGTTCTCTGGATGGTTCTTCGTCCAACCATACACAATCTACTGACCTACCCTGCCACTTATCCACCCCCATTTCATAGGCTTTGAAGTGTAAAGACGAGTTCCCGCCTGTAATGTGCCGTATGAGGGCTACGGACTTGGCGTTTGGTACTCCGGGCTTACGTTCTGTTTTTATTATATATTTTTGAGGAATGGAGCCGGAGCCAAAGGCTTCAGGATCGTCGGGGGAACCCAATAGTTCTGCTTGTACGATATCTCTGGTAGTTTCGTTGGATACACCACCCGCCCACGCTGTAATCGGTTGGTCGTATCTCTTCCCCTCCCACCAATCAGGGTACAATCCGGTAAGATGGTAGGACATTTCAGCCGCCCCACAGTAAGATTTACCGATACGGTTAGCGGCCATCAGGAGGCGCTGAGAGTTATCCTTGCCTGTTTTGTGGAAGTCTAACTGGTACGGATAGGGATCGTAGTAGTTTATTTTGTTAAATCGCTGTCTCTGCTTCTGCTCTTGCAGGAGTTGTAGCAATTCAGTGTTTTGTGAGGGCATCTATTTGCCTTTGTATTTCCTCATCTGACATAGTTTCGATGTTAGTGGTTTCTATTTTTTCCACTGGTTTCATACCGGCCCTATCAAGAATATCTTTAATAGCCCCCAATCTGACAGATTCACTCTCTGCCTTCTCTGCTAACTCAGTTACCCATGACAATGCTTGTGGTATCTTATCCTGCAAGGCTTTATAAGTGGCATCTTCAATTTCATTCCTCAACCTGTTTTTGAGTTGATGGCCTTGCACCTTGGCGCTCTTTTCAGAGTATCCGGCATAGATAGCACTTTGGGTAGCATTACCAGTGCGGATATACTCTTCTATGAATTTATCTTGTTTATCTGTCATGCGTATTGCCGCTTCTTAATACTATCAAGAATTTGTGTAATAGAAAAACCTTTCTCTAGAATTTTGTCTTTAAGTTCTGGAGTTGCTTTTAGCAAGAAGTGTGTAGGTCTTTTTACGGTTCCTTCGTATTCCGCAGGATTCTCTTGTTCATGGTATTCAAACTCATTGACAGGTATTAATTCACCTTCCCAACCTTTTTTCTTTAATTCATGTTTTAAGGCTTTTAGGTATCTATCGTAATGATTTGTTTTTCCTTGATACTCAACCCTTGATGAATGAAAATCAGCGGCAGGATGACCATTGTATGAATCCTTAATTCGTTCGTAATCTTCTGTGGTGTATTTTTCTTTTGTTCCTGCTAAACTTTTGAAAAAGTCACTTGGTCTAAAATGTTGTTGCCAAGAAAACCTCCTTCCGTTTGAATCACCTCTTTCATCAATACTTTCTCCCAGTATATCCTTCCACTTTGCAGAATATTTTTCATAAGCCTTTATGAACTTGCTTCTATCCATTGGCCCATCGCTTGACGGTTTATCACGAATGTTTAAAATGTCGTAAAACTCATCCGTCATGTTTTTTACAATATCAGAACCAGTCGCATTAAAGGAATCAATAAGTTCAGAGTGCTCGCTTGCCTCAATATCTCCTACAACATTTTGAATATAAGCGCCTATTGATCTACGAAATCTTCTATCGTCATGATTTTTTGTAAAATGATATTCCCCAAGAGGTATCATTAATTGTTCTTTGTCAGACTTCGCCCAATCTATAAGAGTTTGTTGAGCAAGTTTTTCATGCAGTCTGTTATATCCACCTCTCGCTTTATCTAAAAATGGTTCGCTTGAGTTTCTGGTGTCTATCTGGGCTTCATTGACAGTTAAAGTATTAGCACTCCAATTAGGAAAATATCGAACAAATGCCGCAGGATATTCTAATCCTCTTGCTAATTTATTAGGAGATGCTTCTTTAAATGGCGCATAATGAATATAACCGCGATCCCCCGGCCCCAGACCTGTATAAATTAGCGAAACAAAAGCATTTTCTTCATGTTCGCCATAATCCGCATGAACATCAGCATAACGATCCTCTTGGGTTATTACTGTAAAGTCGAGAGGGGTTTCATTAAGAAAGTCTCGTAATGACCTTTTATCTTCTACGTCTACACCTTGATCGGATGCAGAAAGCATCTGCATCTTTGAATCTCTACCCTCGTCAACAAGAACCTCTTCTACATAAGGGTATTGAAGTGATCTAAATTCTATTTCCTTTTTGATAGCCTTCTGCTCTGATTTGGAATAGTCTTTAAACTCTTTGTCGCCACTAGCCAATTCAGCGGCCAAAGAATAATATCCTTCAGGAACATCGTATCCGGGGCTTACTTTAGGATTAAATCTTTCCCTTTTAACAACATCTTTGGCATAGAAAGAAGCGGGAACCTCGCCCATTCCAAACTCTGGGAAAGGTTCTCCTTCTTCCCTGTAGATATCGCCTTCCATTTCCCTGCCAACATCTTCAAAAGCAAAGTCAGTAGGCTTGTCTAACTCTTCTGGATCGGGTCTGTTGAACCTCGCCCACCCGGATGCCTCATCATCGGAAATCGAAGAAGTTACTCCTCCACCCGCTGTAGTTCCCGGAAACCTTGTGGGATTTGCTTGGTCACCTAAATATACAACAGGTTGATGACCTTCACCCCAAAGAGCAGGATTAACATGTTCCGAAGGGTTGCGTGACCAATCTGAATCTCTCCCAAGAAAAACACCTTCACCACCTCCTGCATTAGCAGCCCATCCTGTAGGAACACCTATGCTTCCCGGAAGGATTCGATCCTCCCCATATACCCTCATCCACGATGAAGGATTTTGCCCAAATTGCGGTATAGGCTCACCTACATCAACGCCAAAATCAGGGTCAAGGCCAAAGGGATTACCTCTTCCTTCATATACAGCCGGTCTGGGAGCCTGCGACAAAAAAGAATCGCCAAGAAAGTGTCTCTCCGCTAACTCTCTAAAAGAGAGGTCGTCAATTATTCCGGGAGTGGGATTTGCACCATACGTTTCGATTTCAAATTCATCTTCAAGGTCGCTTAAAGCAGGTTCCCAATCAAATGTTGTACCTTCTTCAAGTCTTTTTGCGTAAGCATCTATAAGGCTGTCCCAGAAAACGCTAGGTTCGCCCCACGCCGCTTCTCTGGGTGCTGTTGTGGTAAACCCTCTCTCATCCTGATATTTTGTCTTTAACCTCCTAAAAGCCGCCTTAGATAACTTTTCTTGATCCGCGATCCTTTTAGCCTTTGCTTCTTTAGCCAGATCAGATTCATCCTGAAAGCCCATAGTGGCTTTGTCATCTTCATAACTGTCAAAAGCAAAAGGATGATCCAGAAGCGGGGGATAATAGAAGTCATCAAGCATTGAAAAGTCTTCAAGAAGCGGGGTCTCGCGAGACTCAATCTCCTTGGCTACCGTAGTAATAGCCGTAGTAGGAGGAGTGGGTTTTGCACCTTTCTTGAAAAGATTCTTCCTGAGAAGGTCTACAAGATATTTACCGGCCTTATATGGGCCGTAAACAGAAGCAACAGGATATACAGGTTCTATCCTGCCTGACACAAAATCCTGATATTCTTGAGGGGTCTCAATCCGAATATCTTTTAACTGGTCATACAGATCAGCATCACTGGACATATTCTGTAGTAGACGGTAAAACATGGACATAATATGCTCTCAGACGCTCTGTAAGGCTCTCTATGGAGTTTTAAGGGTTTAAGGTAGGCTACCCTACTGGGTAGGGTATATAGTACCATATACACCCAATATTAGTAAATTCTTATAAAAGGTATTTTTACCCTCCGGTGAGTGGGGAGGATATATATATATATTATAAAAGCAAGAGGGGGTGGGGTAGGGTAGGATACCGGGGGGCTTATCGAAGCGTTGTTGCCGTTGAAACGAGGGGCGAGGTACGATGCCCCACATTGCCGTGTGTGTGTGCGGGGTAGATATCTTTCTCCGAGGTTCCACGTGGAACATAAAGTGTTAGCGGTAGTAGGTGTTGGGTTGTCTATCTCTTGCCTGACTCCTAGTAGAGTATCACACGGTTCTCAGAGTAAACCCTGAACCGGTAAACCGGCGAAACGGTACAGCGGTTTCGGGGTTGACTCCTGCGCTTCCGTGTGGGAGAATCGGAGTGTAGGCAATCGTGTCTACAACATATCAAGTCTAAGGAGACTGTAATGCAAAACAAGATCGAAACAAAAGGAAACTTCGCTTTGACCGTTATCTCTGAAGAGGATTATCTGTATGTCCCGGGGTTGGCGATGCTGAGGGCTAGGCTTCGTAAGTCTGCGATGAGCAAGGCTTTGTCGCTACTGGTGACATCGTTTGATACCGAGTCTGAGACCTTCGTTCTGGCTGATGAAGATGGTGTGCCTAATGAGACGGATGATCTGCTCCGTGAGGTACTGCATATTGTCCGGGTCTGCACCCCAGAGTCTGAGAAGGCTGAGGAGTTTAAGGCTCAGGTTATTAGCAGTCGCGGCTTCCTTGAGGAGAGCACCGTTGTTAAAGGTGGAACCAAATCGTTGAAGGCCAGATTGTCACAGCCTTCGCCATCTCTGGACAAAGCGCATCAGCGTAAGGCTCTGGAGAATCAGCAGTGGCAAATGGCCGGAGATGATGCCGTGACGCATATCATTGAGCGTGTCGAGAACGATGTACTGGATATCGCAGAGGAACCTGAGTATGTCGGAACCTACATTCGTCGGAGCATTGATAAGATACTCGACGATGCGACTGCCAAGATTGACAAACGCTTTGAAGATGAGACTGATGAGTGGCAAAACAAAGCGGTGATGGGGCTTGATTATCTCGCCTCAATCAAGAAAGCCTACTGCTAAGGTAGGTTGGGAGTCGGGGCTTCGGCCTCGGCTCCCTTTTTTTGCTTCGAAACTAATGGAGAAACTTTGTTTCTTCTTTTATTGGTTGCTTGTCGTTAACAGTGGAGGTGAATCGGTTGATGCAGAGTAATTGCTTGTTATGGTTACTAACTTTACCCTGCGGTAGCGAGCCTATGCTGTATGTTGGTCGAGGAGTTGATCGAGCGGTGCTTTGTATTTTTTGGAGGCGCCTATCCCCATGAACGCAATACATTAGCGAGGCAGAAATGTTTAGGAGTAATGCCTGGACTAAGGTAGTGTAAGTGTATGATTTTATTAATGTTTATTTAATAACAAATAAACTTAATAGGTTAAGGAGAAACGTGATGTCGTATGTAAATATGAATGAAGAAAAGCAGTATCTTTTGATGCAGAAAATCGTAGACTATATTGCTATCCATGCCTACGATATCAATCCAGAAGTAGGCGATGAAGAATTCGACAAACTATATGATGATTTGTCAGGGCCGATACGATCTGCTCTTGAACATGAGTTTGGTAGCAAACAATTCAACGGTTAGGAGAAACGTAATGCTTAGAACAGAGATGGTTGATAACTTGCTTGACTCTTATACATTAAGAGAGTTAGAGGCTTTGGGTAAAAAGTTAGGCGTTCTTTATAAGAAACCAGATGGTTACTTTAATCATAGAGATATGATTAGCCTAGCGGATGCTCTTCATGATATACTGTTTGATCCGGGTGGATGGCATGAAGAGTTTAATAAGTTAGCAGAAATGGAGCAATAAAATGCAGATGGATGACAGTAATGTAACGTTGCTTGTTAAGATGGCTCGACGGTTTCTTGATCCTGTTGAGATTGAATCTCTTATTCGTATTCTTGAGGTTGACTTGTATGAGTTAGCCTATCCGAGAGATGATGTCGATGAACTCCAAGAACATGAGGACTTTGAACGAGCGGATGAATATTATGGCTAAAAGAAAAGGAGCAATTATGCCACACCCAGTACGATACGATCCCTATTCACCTGAGTCGTGGGACATTGAAGGATATGGTACAGTATATGTAGGTGATTCCTTCTTTGATGATGACGAGATGGTGTTGTCTTGGTTTTATCTGAATGAGATTACACTGGAGCCTGTGACTGGTGACCCAATGGAGACTAAACTAGAGCCTGTGTTCTGGTTGAATGATCCTGATCTTAATAATGATATGGAGTTGTGCGAGTCTGAGTTTAAGGCTTACTTCCACTTACACTAGGAGATAATTATGATGACTAGACAAGAGGCGTTTGATAAGTTTGACCGTGAGCATCCTGAATTCTGGGGAGAGTTTAATTATAGAGCCAGAGTTATGATGGACAAAGGCTTTAAACATTACTCTGCGCGTACTATCTTTGAGGTATTAAGATGGCACAGTGATCTGGATTCAGGTGGCCAGTTTAAGATACAGAACAACTGGATTCCATTCTATGCTAAGAAGTTTAATGAGGTGTTTGATACGGGCTTCTTCTTTACTAAAAACAGGGACTAATATGAAAGCGTTAGACAAGGTGTATGATGCCGTTGTTCCTTCTCTTATCAGCAGACTGGAGGAGTACGATCACTGTATTAAACAGGGATTGGATGCTCCGTTCTCTCCGTGGGTAAAGAGGTGGAAGAATGATGGTACTCACTGTGCATTGGAGCCTATCTCTGCTCGTAATGGAGTAAGCAAGCGAGCATATAGCGGTATTAACTGGGTGATACTGGGTCTATTATCTGAGTATAAATCTGTTGACTGGTTTACTTTGAATCAGTTAAAGAAACTAACAGGTAATGATCGGCCTATTCCTGAAGATGCTTGGGATACTAGCGAACAGATAATGTTCTTTAAGATGAACAAGTTTACTGACAAGCAGACAGGTGATGAGGTCAACTTCCCTTTGGCTAAGACTTATAGAGTCTGGAACCGTGAGGAGATACCGGGACTACCTGATCCTGTACCTGATGTTAAGCCTGAAGAGTTTGATGTCAGGTCTGAGATTGATTCTTATATTAAGAAGATTAATCTAAAGGGTGGCATCCATTATGGTGGTGATCGTGCGTTCTACCGTCCATCAGATGATGCTGTTGGCTGTCCTCAAGAGTCCGCCTTTGAATCTTGGCAGGAGTTTGAGGCTACCAAAGGCCATGAAACTATCCATGCTACTGGTGCTAAACACAGGTTGGATAGAACTAAAGGCAAGAGGTTTGGCGATGAAGCGTATGCCTATGAAGAACTGGTTGCTGAGTTAGGAGCGGCTATGTTATGTTCCCATGTGGGAATTCCGCTTGAAAGACTACAGCATACACAGTATATTCACGGTTGGTTGAAGCGATTAAAGAGTGATAAGAAGTTCCTGTTTAATGCCGCCGCTGATGCAGGCAGAGCATTTAACTATCTTGTTGAGGATCAAACTTAGTACGCTTGTATACCTTTTTGTTTGACAAGACTTTAGGTTTGTACTTGTTGTGCTTGGCTACCAGATTACGCTGACGTTTAAGTCTGTTGCGTTCTCTGTCCTCTGGATTAGACATAAGTATAACTTATAATAAGTATTAGTATAGTATATATGTAAAGGTGATCCTAGTAATAGAGAGATAGTCTTCTACCTAATAAGTATTCTACCACTTTTTTACCACTTTTAACGGAGCCTGTGTATAAGAACACTATTATATTAGAGTTAAATGATATGTCAAATATATGGTAGAATACTTCTTATATAGGAGGTGTTACTATGAAACCCTATGAAATCATAGCAAGAAGAGCAGAGGAATATGCTAAAGAGGCACGAAAACCTCAAGAAAAATTAGGATATACTGCAACAAAAGATGTAACCTTGAAGGATGGTTCTTTAAATGATATACTTGCTTGTGTATCTTGGCTTGACAGATTGCCGGGAAGCAAGGAAAAGAAAGCACCTTATACCAAGCGTATATGGGATTGTTATCTGGCTGTACAACAGGGTAGGCTTGATGATACTACCATGATTCCACAAATATTAGGAGGAAATAGAGTGACATACTCAGAAGATCAAGCGGTCGAAACATCCATTGCTGATAGCGGTATCGGAACTGGTGGTCTAGGCTACGCTAGTGTAAGGTCACAGGATATAGGCACAGCATATAGGGGTAAACGTGCTGATCCTTATAACCGCAAGTTAAAGGCTGGCCCTGTACGCACCCTTGAAGGAGAGGAAAAGGCTCAGGCTTACGCTGATTACCTGAAGAACAAGGAGAAATAGTGTATCATTTATGCAACAACTGTAGGCGTCCTGCTACTCAAGCAGAGCATAACCTATGTGATAGGTGTTGGGTTCAGAAGTATTCTAAACAGTGGTACAATGGCGAAGAGATTCCCTATGCTGAACTCTTTAAGCAAACTATAGGTGTTATGGGTAAGCAAGCCGATGAGACTAGAGAGGAATGGTTTGCTAGGTGTCAGAATCATGTAACTCAGGATGGATATGGAAACTCAGTCATCAAAAGCAAAGGGGCGAAGGCTACAGCAGAAGGTAGTAGCCCTGATACTGGAAGCCAACCCAACTCTGGAGGCTGATGATGTACGCAGTACCTCAATGGGAGCCAGTGGTGAGGATGTATTGCTGTCACCCAAGGGTAGAGAGGTGTTCCCATACTCAATAGAATGTAAGAACCAAGAGCGTGTCAACGTATGGAAATCATACGAGCAGGCTATGGCTAACGCAGGGGGTCACGAACCTCTGCTTATCATTAGTAAAAACCGTAAGGAACCGTTGGTAATCGTGAGTGCTGACTACTTTATAAAGGAATTAAATCATGCCAAGAATGTACAGACCATCGACTGATATGGTACAGTTTGCTAACAGCATCCTCGGTGGATGGGGTGATGCAATGAACGAGGCCATGCGTCCAGAGGAAGGAGCAACCAGAGTGATGCAGGAAACCAAGGCAGTTAAGGTTAAGTGTGTGTACCCTGATCCTGATGATGGTGTATCCTACTCATGGATTAAGGTGACAGATGAACCTAAAGAAGATGAATCTTATGGAGGTTCTAAATGACTGAACATGAGTTAAACATGAAAGAGAATGCAAAAGAATTACTTAAGGATATCTGGAATGAGTTCTGGAACGAAGTAGAAAAGGCTGATGCTAGGTCTTGGGTTCCACCAAAGATAGATCGTGACGAGTTTATTAAAAAATATAACCCTGTTGATAGGACGATAACACTTAAACCTGACGGAAAGAGAGGCAAGAATGACAACTAAGAATGATATGTTGCGTGAGTTGTTCGTGGCTAACGGATTAGTCAAGGGTGAGGACACCCATGAGTTGAAGTTCGGTGGCCGTGGTATGACAATCATAACCCGCAGTGGTATTGAGAAGATTCAGTTCCATAATAACATTGAGGTAAAGTATTATGTTGAGTCTATCGTACCGCCTGACTTCGTAGTAATGAAGGCTATCGCTAGGAAGGGTGACGTTGTAATGGAATCCTTTGGCGAAGCATCGGCTAACAATACCAAGCAGTCCTATCCAGTAGCAATGGCAGAGAAACGTGCGCTGGCTAGAGTGGTGCTAAAGATTGCGGGGTTCTATAAGTACGGTGTGTTTGGTGAAGATGAATCAGATGACTTTAAACGTAAGGCTAAGGAGGCCGCATGAACGTAAGAAAAAAGAACGCAAAGGAAAAAGAATACGATCAGACATTGATGATAAAAGCAAGACGTGAATTGGCTGAACAGGCTGTTAAGTTTGCTAATGAATTTGCTGAGTGCGAGGGGGATGTGTTCTACTCTACTTACAGGGAGTTCTCAAACAAAGCGTGGGAGTACGAAAGAGAAAAAGAAAACAGTGCAATGCCCAAGGTAGGTGACACTTGGGATTGGGAAAACAAAGTATGTGGAGCGTATAGATACCGTGACATTTAAAACAGAACTAGGAAGCAACATATTCCGACAGAAGTACGCCAGTAATCAGTACGAGACATGGAGTGACAAGGCTCACTCTATTGTCAACAGTGTATGCGGGACATCAGATAACAAGATGAACCGCATCATGGAGCAGGACGATCTTGATGAGGCGTATAACATTATCAACAATCAAGAGTTCTTTCCCGGTGGTAGATACCTATGGTATGCCGGGAGGGATGCAAGGTTCTACAATAACTGCTACCTACTCAGGGCTGAAGAAGATACCAGAGAGGAGTGGGCTGATCTGTGGAAACGAGCAGGCTCTTGCCTTATGACAGGAGGAGGGATCGGTATTGATGTAAGCAAGTTTCGTCCATCTGGCAGGCCATTGACTAGGACAGGAGGTGTATCCTCTGGCCCTCTGCCGTGGCTTGAGGCTGTCAATGCCATTGGTCGTGAGGTTATGCAGGGTGGTAGCCGTAGGTCAGCACTGTATGGCAGTATGAACTGGCAACATGAGGACATCTGGGACTTCATGACAATGAAGAACTGGCATGACATCCCCATACAGGGAGCGTTCAAGGAGGATGGCAGTCCGTTCACCGTGGCTGATGCCAAGATGAATGACTTTAACTACAAGGCTCCGCTTGACCAGATGAACATTAGTATTAACTACGATGATGCTTGGTTAAACAACAAAGATCATCCGTTGTTTGAGGCTAACGTGCGTCAGGCTATGATGACTGGTGAGCCGGGGTTCTCGTTTAACTTTGGAGAAAAGCAGAATGAAACGTTACGAAATGCTTGTACTGAGATTACAAGTGAAGATGATAGCGATGTATGCAATCTTGGTAGCATTAATATGGCAAACATTGATACGATTGAAAGGTTTCGGGAAGTCGTTAATGTCGCCAGTAAATTCCTTGTTTGTGGACTTCACCGCGCTCAGTTACCATACGAAAAAGTCTACGAAACCAGACGAAGAAACAGTAGACTAGGCTTGGGTCTCATGGGTATGCACGAGTGGTTGTTAAAACGTGGATACAAGTATGAGATGGTTGATGAACTGAAGCAATGGCTAAAGGTATATAGACATGAATCAGAACGATCTGCTGATGAACACTGTGCAAGACTTTTTCTTGCCCCACCTAAAGGGTATAGAGCAATTGCTCCGACAGGGACAATTAGTATCCTCGCCGGGACGACTTCTGGAGTGGAGCCGATTTATGCAGTCGCATACCGCAGACGTTACCTATCAGGAAGCAAGCGATGGCTCAATCAGTATAACGTTGAAACTATCGCCGTTGAACTCCAAGAAAGATACGGACTAAGCAATGATAAGATGGATACCATTGAGTCCTCTATCACTCTTGCAAAATATCCAGAGAAAAGGATTGCATTCCAGTATGAACTGCAAAAATATGTGGATCATGCAATTAGTTCTACTGTAAACCTACCGGCGTGGGGATCAGAAGAAAATAATGAGGGCTTGGTTCCTTGGTTCAGCGATATAATCAAGAGGTATGCCCCCGGATTGAGGGGCTTGACGTTCTATCCTGATGGATCAAGAGGTGGTCAGCCTTTGACTCCTTGCTCATGGGAGGAGGCGATGTCTAAACGTGGTGTTGTCTATGAGGATAACACTGAGGAACAATGTCTAAGTGGAGTGTGTGGAATCTAATGCAACTAGCAAAAGATGTTCGTTGGAAATCAAAACAGTACACCGATTGGGTGGCGACACTTCCTTGTACTAACTGCAGTGCTGATGATGGCACTGTGGTTGCTCACCATCTCAAGCATAGGTTCTTTCCTTGGGGTGGTGGAGGTACAGGGTTAAAGGCACACGACTGGTTGACAATGGCGCTGTGTCATACCTGTCATACAAAGGCACACAATGGTGATCCAGATATACTAGACTTCCAGATGCTGCTGATATGGAAGACACAAGACAAGGCTTTCAAGGAGGGCAAACTACAGTATGTTAGTGAGTGAAGAAAAGGTAGAGGGTATACTTAATTATCTTGCCGAGTCAGATGATGACTATGGTAAACTGTCTGCAAGGGTGAAGGGATTAGAGAAGGACGAGAAGATTGTCATAGCAACTGGTATGCTTGAGGCTCGTCGCTTTCAAAAGACTGTAGCCGATGCAGAGAATGAAGTAAGGAGAAGCAAGGAGTATAGGAAATGGAGGGAAGATTACGAGAACGCAGTAGCAGACTACGAAACCATGAGGGCTAACCGTGGAACGGCACAAGTCATCTGGGAAACGTGGAGAACTGAACAGGCAAACCTTAGACGAGCCTGATTGGTTCTATGAGAAATCCGATTGGGATAAAACCGTAGACAAATGGAGAAATAAAGTGGCTGATAAGTCAGTAGTTGAAAATCAAACCGGTGTTTGGACTAACGATAACAAGCGTGAAGAGTGGATGGATGACTTCAAGGGTAAGATATATGTAGAGAAACCCGGTTGGCATTGGGTTGGCATTAAGGAGAACGCCAAGAATGGAAACGCTAATGCCCCTGATATGAAGGTCAACCTTCGCGCATTGGATCGTGACTCAGTAGATAAGTATTGTGCTGACATCCAAGTGCTAACCAAAGAGCAGGCCAAGGAGATGTGGAGTAAGCCGGGGTCTGAGCGTGTTCGTAACGACAAGGAGATCGACAGCGATATACCTTTCTAATGATTATCACATATAAAAATGGTAGGGAGTATGACCTCGACTACGATGACAAGGCTCATTCGTACAAGGTCGATGGGATTAAAGTGCCGTCAGTCACGCGTGTGGTTGACGGCTGTTTTCCCAAGAACTTAACTGACTGGGCGCTAAGTATAGGCGAGGAGGAATACCATAAGATAATTGACGAGGCTCTGGAGATAGGCAATGACGCTCACAAATGGATTGAATTCTATATACAGAACTGGTGGTTTTCTGAGTGGCAAAGGCCAAAAAGAGATGATAAGTTTTTTAATCCTGTTTCTTCATTTCTTAAATGGGAAACAAAATTTAAACCTGAATGGATAGGTGCAGAGCGTAAGATATATTGTGATAGATTTAAATATGCTGGGACTGTAGATGCAGTGGCAAAGATTAATGGTCGTGTTTGTGTAATAGATTTTAAAACGTCCAAGAAAATCTACAAGCCATACCACCTACAGGTTACGGCATACGCCCAAGCAATCAAGAGGATTGATGGGTTGAGACAGTGGCCTTTGGGGATGATACTAAGACTTGACAAAGAAACAGGAGAATACGAGCAGAAAGTATTTGAACCAAAGGATCACTTCGATATGTTCAAGAAGTGCCTTGAGTTAAGGCAGTGGAGTTCACTAAGGATAAGGAATGACAAAGATAAACTGGGGTAAGGGAGGAAGTTTTAATCACGGAAGGGTAGAAGGAACAGACTATAGATGTGAGAGGTATGCAATAGGTGATAAGGACAACAAGGAGTACTGGTATATGCTTGCCGATAACCACCTAACATACTTGTGTGCTAAAGGGCCGTTCTCTACAACAGAAGAGCGGGATAAACATATCATTAAAGAGGTAGAAAAACGACATGAATCTACTAATCATCGGTGATCCTCATGCTCACCCGGACTATGACAACGACAGGTTTACTGCGTTAGGTAAGTACATAGTCAGGACTAAGCCTGAGTATATAGTATGTCTTGGCGACATGGCTGATATGCCATCGCTCTCGTCATACGACAAGGGAACCAAGGGGTTTGAGGGACGTAGGTACAAGAAGGATGTGGCCGCAGTTATAGATGCACAAGAGAAACTGTTTGCCCCCATCAAGGAACATAACAAGGCAAAGGCTAGGCTCCATCAGAAAAGATACAAGCCCAAGTGGTACATGACATTAGGGAATCACGAAGATAGAATCAATCGTGCTACTAATTCCAACCCAGAATTGGACGGCGCTATCTCTATTGATGACCTTCAATACAAGAAGTTTGGTTGGAAAACTACACCATTCAAACGTAGCCTGACTATCAAGGGAATCACCTTCAGTCATTACTTTACCACCGGAGTATCGGGTCGCCCTATCTCCTCAACTCATGTAGGTCATGCGCTTGTGTCTAAATTACACTGCTCTTCTGTCCAAGGTCACTCACATTTGTACAATCATGCTGAACATACCAGACCAGATGGGCAAAAGATATTTGGATTAAGTGGGGGATGCTTTTCTCACCCTCATTACTCAGAGAACTGGTGTCGAGACACGGAATACCAGTGGTGGCGAGGTGTTATTGTGCTTGAAGGACTAGATGGAGAGGGGTACTATGACTCTATCCACGCTATTACACAAAGGAAACTAATGAGGTAGTTATGTCTAAGTGGAAAAAGCCATCAGATAGCAAGGCTATGAAGGAGAAAAAAATATATAGCCAGATCAAACAAGCAGAAAAGATATCGTCACCCATTACTCTGAACCAAGATCAGGAAGGATTGCGTTATCACTTTGCTCACTACTGTCATAAGCATCGTTATGAAAAGGCTCCGAGCGGGGCGCTTTGGCCCAACGTCTTTCTAAAGAAATGGGGTATGAGCCTTTCTGAATATGGTGAACTTCTACGACAGCGCCAGAAGGAAAAGCATGAAGCCCGTAATACACAGGTGGACGATTCTCTCCCGTGAAGTCATCAGGGTCTAACGTGTTAGCAATCGTGGTGGTATCATCATCTTGATTAACTAACCACCCAACAGTAAAAAGGGTGGGGCAAGAAATCTCCTGCTCCCACCCTGATGTTGCTATGATGTCACGCCACTCTACTATAACTAAAGGTTTGTTAGACATAAGTTAAAATAAATATTGTTGCTACAAAAATTATATATAATATTACCCCGGCGATTGAT